CCTCGCAGACCTTCATCTCGACCACAAGCGTCTCGACCAGGTTCACGGCATCGCTGACAAGCCGCCAGTCGTCCGGCTGCGGATTGTCGCCTTTCTCGAGCTGATGCAGGCCTTCGTACATCTTGGTGAGCTGGCTCGTCCGCCAAGCCTGTGGCAAAGGCTCGGTCGGACTGGCCAACAGCTCGTCCATCATCGTGTAACGCTTGTGCCACTTGCGCTTCACACGAATTTCTCCAGCTCTGGGGCTTTGTAGTTCGGCCCCTTGCCGATCTTGCCGCCTGGCATCAGCACCGGCTTGCCGTCCACCAGCTTGGACTCATTGCTGGCCAGCACCTCCTTGTCGGCTCCGTTCTTGTCGAAGTCCGCCAGGTAGGCGATGCCGTTGCCGGTCACTTCTGTGTCGCACAAGGCGTCCAGCGCGGCCACTTCCTTGCCGGTCTTGATGAAGGCCTGGGTGGTGTTCTTCTTGAGGCTGGTGGCGATCAGGCGCAGGTCATCAGCAATGCACTCCAGCGATTCGTTGTCCTCCACGCAGTCGGTCTCGATGCACTCCAGTAGCTCGACGATTTCCTCGAAGTGCACGCCGATCTGGACGGACAGGTGCGCAGGGTTCAGCTGCTCTTTGCCGCAGGCCTTCAGCCAGGCCGCTGTGCGGTCAAAGTTGGTCGCCTCGGCCTCTGCCATCAGGCGATCGTTTCTGGCGCGTAGGAGCCGATTCTCGTAGTCCAGCTCGGCCACCAGCATGTCCAGCTTGGCTTCGTTTTCATTCATGGCTTGAACTCCAAAATGCTGAAGGTTTTTTCCACTCGGTCGAAAAAGACCGCCAGCGCGGGACGGCACCCGCAGCCAGCGGCCTTGCAGACGGCCAGGTGCATTTTCGATGGCTTGAGGTATGCCATGAGCATGTGCCTGTTTTTGTCCATCAGTATCCCCATGAAATGCGGAAGTCCGCAATCCAAAGAACGACAACGAACTCACGGGCAACGAATCCAATGGCCAAGATTGGCCATTTGTGCTGGAGAAACTGAAACTCGAATTTCAGCTTTTTGCTCATGACTTCACCTTCTCAAGGCCAAGTTTGATGAAGTGTTGCACCTGGGCGGACAGGCTGCGCGTGTTTCGCTCGGCCTCGGCCTTGAGCTTGGCCATGATCTCGTCCGAAAGGCGGACGGTCACGTATTGGGTTTTATTCTTGCTGGTCATGCTGCCTCCTTGGCGTCCTCGAACATGTCGGCCGTCGCAGGCCCACCGGCCAACTCGACCGGAATGCCACTGGTCAGCAGGCTCACCAGATCATCCTGGCCAGCCACCTCGATGTCGAAGCGCGTCTGCGCTGCGTGCCGGATGGCCTGGGCCTGGTTGCCTGCGCGAATCAGGCGGTGTTTGTTGGTCTCCACGTCAGTGACCAGGTAGATGCGTGTGCTCATTTTTGCTCCTCAGAATTTCCAGGTGGCTGCCTTGACTGCCCACATCTGGCCAGCCTGAATTTCAGTGATGGCTAAGCTCGCCATCCGTGCGATTTCAGCGTTTGGCTGGTTGGTGCGCAGCTCATGAATCTCGTCGATCAGGTCTGCGCACTTGCGCTTGATCGCTTCGACTGTTGGGTCTCCGCTTGGGTTGAATGTCAGGCCGACGGCCTTTTCTCCGAAAGTCAGTTGACGTTGTTCTTGCATGGTTGCTCCAATTGTTTTGCAATTCGTTTGTGGTGCTGTGTGTGACATGCTTGGCAAAGCCATCTCACATCCAGCGGCTTTTCGTAGTCGTCATGGTGGGCGACTGACTTTGGGTTGCTGCAAGATTCGCAAGGCTGCCGAACCAGTGCGCCACTTTTTATGGCCCTGGCCACAGCAGAGTGCGCTGCGTGCCTGCGTTTATCTTGCTGACGCCATGCCCGAGTAACTTCGACAGCGTGCTTGATTCGACTGTCTGTTTTTGCTCTGGCGCGGTCGTATGCGCGAATCCGATCCAAGTTTTCATCTCTATGTGTTTTGACGTCATGCTTGCAACATCCTTTGCATTTGTTGAGGTGGCCGTCAGCCATCTTTGGGTGCTTGTAAAACTCCTCGATGGGCTTGACGGCCTGGCACTTAAAACACTTTTTGAAACGAGACATGGCAACTCCTGTGTGCGGATGGTGCTGCCCATTATAGTCCCGTTTTAATTAAAAGGGATATCATCCTCCATGTCGTCAAAGCCTGAGCCTTGCGACTGTGGTGCTGCCTGTGGCTTTGGCTGCTGTCTCGGCTGGCTTTCCGCCTGCTCACCACCGGCCACAAACTCCAGGTCTGCGATGCGTGCAGCCATCTTGCTGGCCTGCGTGCCGTCGCCTTTGGTGTAGGTCTGGATGTGCACATCCTCCAGGTAGGCCACGATCTGCTTGCCTTTGGTCAGGTATGGTGCGAGCGATTCCACCCGCTGTCCCCACAGCGAGGCGTCAACCCATTGCGTTGGCCGCTTTCCGTCGTCGCCTTTCTTGCCGTAGGTGAACGCCAGCGAGACGTTGGCCACCGCTGCCCCACCTGGTGTGTATCGCACCTCGGCGTCTTTGCCGATGCGTGCCAGTCCGTTTGCTTTCATGCTTGCTCCTTCAGTTTGTAGACCCGAACGACCCGAGCGTGGGCTGATGGGTGGGTTGCTTGACAGAATCCGATCGGCTCGAAGGCGTCACCCCTCAGAACCGCGCCCCAGGTGTTGGGGTGGTAGTTGTCCGGCAGCTCGATGAACTTCCGAACGTCATTGATGGTCACCTGGCCAGCACGCTGCGCGATTGCCACCGCTGTGCTGCGTGCCTTGGCGATCCATTCCTCGCGGCCAATGGACACGCGAGCGACGCCTGCATCTCGAAGGTCGCGTCCGTTCATGTCTGCTCTCCTGTGGCCTTGAAAATTGCGGCGCTGGCGACTTCGCAGGCTGTGTGTGCACCAAAATCTGCGCACATCGCTCTGAGCTTTCTGACCGCCTCAAGCAGATCAGGCGCTGCGGCTGCCAGCGTCCAATCCTCTTGCGTGACGGGGCCTTTCAAATCCCAATCGCCGCACCCAACATAGACGGCATTCCACGGCCCCGGTGTGTGATTGCTCATATCAGCTCCTTGCGCTTGAGCTCGATGATCTCGTCTGTCGTGAAACCGGCATTACGCAGCTTCACCAAGTCGTCGATCGGTGTTCTGGTGGACGCTTCCGCGTCACCAGTCGACACTAAGTTGAGGTTGCATCCGACATAAGTGTCGCGTGCGTCGTAGACCATGCCAGTTTCGGCGTCCCAGCTCAAAACGATGTTTTTTCTCATGATGCTCTCCGCAGTTGAATCAACTTGTCGACCGTCTCCTGCACCTCGGCCAGGAACTTGATCACCTCGGCCTCGTACTCAGCGATCAGCTTCTCGTCGCGTGGCACCCGCTTGATGAACAGCTGCATGTCCTCTGGCATCCGTGGGTCAAAGCTCACGAAGTCGCACCAGGCCCGGCCCGTGCAGGCCATCTGCCACTGCATTTGAGCCATGTACCCGCTGGGCGCTTTGTCGGCCATCAGCGTGGCGATGTGCGTGCTGGTGTTCGGGCACTTGATCTCGACCAGGCCATCCTCACCGACCAGGCCATCCGGCGAGGCCCCGGCCATCTCGATCTTTGGATGCTGGATCATGGCCACCTCGGTGACCATCTGGCCAGTCTCGGTTTCGTAGGCCATCCGTGCCATTGGCTCCGTCTCGGTGCCGTGCTGCATGGCTCCGCTTTTGAAGCTGTCGGCGCTTTGGCCAGTCAGGCGCTCGGCCACCAGCTGGGCGAGGTAGTTGCCTCGGCTGGCAGCCACCCCGGTCTTGGTCTTGGCGATGATGTCCGCCACCCGGCTGGCGGTGACCTTGCCCAGGCGCTGGGCGAACCACTCAGGTGTGCCTTGCTCGATCATTTCAGCACCTCCGCACGGCTTGCTGCAGCCACCAGTTTGAGCAGCAGTGTTTCGCTGATTGCTTCGCCAGGGTCTTTGTATGGAGCCGCAAAAATATCTTCTGGATAACTGATGTAGTCGACACCATGCGCATGCACTCGATAAATGCAATGCGATTCAGTCTTGGCCTTAAAAAATCCATTGCTTGGCCAAGAATCCTTGCTTGTCCAATTTTCTGGACACTTCTCGACCTCGATCACATCGATGACGTATTTCATGCTGCACCTCCGTCAG